AACTTCTTGCGGAGGCAGCAGAAAAAGCTCCTGCGTATCAAGCTCCAAAAACTTTGGAAGAACTTGAAAGGTTTAAAGCGCAGAATCCAGACCTGTATGAAACTGTTGAAACTGTGGCTCATTTACAAAGTGAAAACCAAACTGAACAACTGCGACAGCAATTATCAGCTTTGCAAGACCGTGAAACTGATATTTTAAAACGTGAAGCTGAAACAGTTCTAAGAGAGCGTCACCCCGATTTTGAAGATATAAGGGGCGATGAAGCTTTTCATGAATGGGCTAAAGAGCAACCAGAAGATATACAAAGATGGGTTTATGCAAATAATAGTGATGCGACTTTAGCTAGTCGTGCTATAGACCTTTACAAAATGGAAAAGGGTATGGCTCAGTCACCACAAAAGAGGCAGTCCAAAAAACAGGAAAGAGGCTCTGCTGCTGATATGGTGTCTACAAAAACAACAGCGGTGGATGCGAAAGCTCCTAAAATTTGGACAGAAAAAGAAATTGCTAAGATGTCTATTGATCAATTTGACAGATATGAAGATGAAATCAAATTGGCTTTATCAGAAGGGAGAATAGCAAAATAAGTTTTATGAGGAGATATTATAATGGCTTATAACCAATCTGACCAATATTTTGAACCGAGTACGGATACCAATGCTAACTTTGGTAACTCCGTAAGTGGTCAAAATAATTCGTTTTTCTTACCTTCTGTCTATTCCAAGACAGTTCTGAATTTTTTCAGAAAATCATCTGTAGCGGAAGCAATTACCAATACAGATTATGCAGGTGAGATTGCAAATTTTGGTGATTCTGTAAAGATCATCAAAGAACCCGAAATCACTGTTTATCAGTATGAAAGAGGGGCAGACGTAACAGCGACTAAGTTGACAGACCAAGAACTAACTTTGGTTGTTGATACAGCAAACGCATTTAAATTCATCGTAGATGACATTGAAACTAATATGTCTCACGTTAATTTTCGTGACGTTGCTGCATCATCCGCAGCTTATTCACTAAAGGATGCCTTTGACGAGGGTGTTATTGCAGCAATGTTCTCAGGAGTATCTGCATCTAGCCCAAATCACGTTCTAGGTTCTGACAGCGCAACTGACCTTGCAGCCGGAACTTTTGACGGTACTGGTAATCTTGACATTGGCTTTGGTACATCTGAACATGATCCTATTGATGTGCTTTCACATATGGCACGTTTATTGGATGAGCAGAATGTACCAGAAGAAGGACGTTGGTTTCTAGCGAATCCAGAGTTCTATGAAGTACTTGTTCAAAGTTCTTCTAAGCTTCTGTCTGTTGATTACAATGCAGGACAGGGTTCAATCCGTAACGGCTTAGTATCATCTGGAAAGTTACGTGGCTTTGATATGTACAAGACCAACAATATTGCATCTACTTCAAATGCAGCAGGTAAATGTATTGCAGGTCATATGTCATCTACAGCAACGGCACAGACCATTACGAATACTGAAGTCATTCGTGATCCTGATAGCTTTGGCGATATAGTACGAGGACTCCATGTTTATGGTTCTAAAGTACTACGCAGCGAAGCATTAGTTTCCGCGTTCTACGGTATTGACTAGTAAGTTTAGGTTGGGGGGCTGTAAAAAGCCCTCCTTCCTTTTTATTTAAGGAGTAAGAAATGCCACAATTAGGAAGCGAAAGAACTCCTATAATTATGTCTAAAAAGAAAACAGGCAGGACTCTTGGACTTATGGGGCGTTGGTATACAAAAGAAAACAGAGAAAAGTATGCCGAAGGTTACAAAAGAATTTATGGCGATAAGAAAAAAACAACAACCTCTAGAGACTCTGAATAATTATGGCTACAACATTCTTACAATTAACAAACGAATTGCTACGTGAGTTGAATGAAGTTGTATTAACTTCTTCAACTTTTTCTAGTGCTGTAGGAATACAGCAACACGCAAAAGACTGTATTAATAGATCATACTTAGATATATCAAATGAAGAACCGCAATGGCCTTTTCTAGCTGCCGCTGAAAGTGGAGCTACTGATCCTATGTATGGTAATGTTTCTGTAGATACTGTAGCAGCAACAAGATGGTATGAGTTAAAAGCTTCTAGTTCATCTGTTGCAGACGATTATGGTTCTATAGATTGGAATAATTTTTATTTAACAACAGTAGGAGTAAGCGGTGAATCGGCTCCTTATGTTTCTAAAAATTTAAGATTCTTAACTACAGAACAATGGAAAGACTTTAGACGAACAGAAGAAAACGCAGATGACGCTGATCAAGCTACAGGCGGTGAGCCTCGCTTTGTTATTAGAAGTCCTGATGCAAGAAAATTTGGTTTAAGCCCTATACCAGATCAAGTATATAAAGTTTGGTTTTTTGCTTACAACCTACCCACACAACTATCTGCACATGACGATGCAATAGTTTTTCCTGATTTATACAAAACAGTAATATTATCTAAAGCAAGATATTACACACATCAATTTAAAGACAACCCTCAAATGGCTGCTTTTGCTCTGGAAGATTTTAAAAAGGGATTAAAAAGCATGAGGGAAAATTTATTAGGGACTGTTCCAACTTATATGTCTGATGACAGAATTAGGTTTGATTAACTATGCAAGCATTTGGTTTATCTTGTCAAGGGGGTTTAAACACTAATCTCAACCAGTTTCAAATGTTACAACAACCCGGATTTGCTACAGAGTTAGAAAACTTTGAAGTTGATCCTGATGGTGGTTACAGGAGAATAAATGGTTACACAGTTTACGGTGGAGGTAGTGCAGCAAGACCTAACGGCTCTAATGCTATATTAGGGCTTTTTGTTTATGGCGATGGCGTAATTGCTTGTTCAGGAACTAATATTTATTTTAGTTTAGATGGAACAAGTTGGTTACAAATAAATCGTTCAAGCGTAAGTGGTTCAGGAGATAATTACTCTACATTTACAGGAAGAAGCACAGCGGCTAGAACAAGCCAAGCACAAGCTTCTTTTGCTTTGTTTGAAGGGTCTAGTACTTATGGTGAAGTAGTAATTACCGATAAAGGTTCTGGTGTAAAACCTGCTTTATTTAAAATGACAGGTACAGGAGCTTTAACAGATAGAACTTTCTTTTATGAAGAAATTACAGTTAGCGGTACGCACTATCCAAAATTTTGTACTATTCACGATAAACACTTAGTAGTTGCCGGAGCAGCTACCGCACTTAATACAATATTTTATAGCGGCACAAGTGACATAAATGATTTTACTTCAAGCGGCTCTGGAAGTATTGTACTAGATGATCAGGTAGTAGGAATAAAAAGTTTCCGTGGTGATTTAATTATATTCTGTAAAAATAGTATTTATAAATTATCAGACATAAATATTTCTGCTTCTATAGCTGTAACACCTATTACACAAAACGTAGGTTGTTTGGATGGACATAGTATTCAAGAAATAGGAGGCGATCTTTTATTTTTAAGTCCTGATGGATTTCGTTTAGTTGCAGGTACAGCACGTATTGGTGACGTAGAGTTAAGCTCTGTATCTAGAAACATACAATCTATAGTATCAAAAATAGCAGCTTCTATAGATACATTTACTATTAGTAGTGCAGTATTAAGAAGTAAATCTCAATACAGATTATTTTATAGTGCAAGTTCAGGTTCTACATCTACATCAAAAGGTTTGATAGGTACAATAACTCCTAATGGGTTTGAATGGTCTGAAACAATAGGCATTCAAGCACATGGATTTACATCAGGTTTTAATAACGATAGTGTAGAAAAAATATATCATGGTGATAAAGATGGATATGTTTATAACCATAACACAGGAAATGATTTTAATCCGGCAGGAACACAAACAAATATAGATGCCAGATATAAAACACCTAACTTAGATTTTGGAGATGCAGGTACACTTAAAACATTACATTATACAAAAATATCTTTTACACCTGAAGGTACAATAGAACCTACATTAAAGATAACATATGATTTTGATGATACGAATAGACCACAGCCTCCAAATTATGAACTAGATTCAATACCAACTCCCGCAGTATTTGGTTCAGGAACTTTTAATACATCAGTATTTGGAGCTTCTCAAGACCCTATGGCAAGACAAGCAGTACAGGGAAGTGGACACAATATAGCCTTTAAAATATTTAGTCAAGATACTAAAGCACCTTATTCAATAAATGGTTTTTATGTAGATTATAGACCATCCGGTAGGAGATAGCAATGGGTACAAGTTATGTAAGACAAAGCTCAATGGCAGATGGAGATACGATAACTGCTGCTTTATTTAATGATGAATTTAATAGACTTCTAACTGCTTTTTCATATGCTTCTAGTAGTACTACAGGTCATCAACACGATGGTACAGCCGCAGAAGGCGGTAATATACATACAATAGGTGATCAAGATTTTTTAAATAAAATTGTAGCTGATAGCACAAACAACCGTTGGGGTTTCTTTGTAGAAGTTTCTAGCTCTGCTGTAGAACAAATTCGTATTCAAGACGGAGCTATCGTACCTGTTACAGATAATGATATTGATTTAGGCACAAGCTCTTTAGAATTTAAAGATGCTTACTTTGATGGCACAGTAACAACAGATGCTCTGGTTGCAGATACAGCAGATATTAATGGTGGCTCAGTAGATGGAGCAACGCTAGGAACAAATAGTGCAATTACTCAAGCAGTTATAGATAATGTAAATATAAATGGTACAACAATAGGACATACAGATGATACTGATTTAATTACACTTGCTGATGGTGTTGTAACAATAGCGGGTGAACTAGACGCAACTACTTTAGATATTTCAGGTAATGCAGATATTGATGGAACTTTAGAAGCAGATGCTTATACGGTAGATGGAACAGCCTTAAATGAATATATAGCAGATACAGTAGGAGCTATGGTTGGCTCTAATACAGAGACAAATATTACAGTTACCTATGAAGACGGAGATAATACTCTAGATTTTGTAATAGGTACTCTCAACCAAGATACTACAGGTACAGCAGATAATTTTACAGTATCAGCTAATAACTCTACAGACGAGACAGTTTATCCAATCTTTGTAGATGGTGCTACTGGAAGTCAAGGAGCAGAAAGCGACACAGGCTTAACATATAATCCTTCTAGTGGTCTTCTGACAATTTCAGGAGAACTAGATGCAGGATCACTTGATATTTCAGGTAATGCCGATATAGATGGTACACTTGAAGCAGATGCAATTACAGTTGATGGTACAGCTCTAAACGAATATATTGCTGATACTGTCGGTGCTATGGTTGGTTCAAATACAGAATCGGGTATAACTGTAGCATATCAAGATGGTGATAATACATTAGACTTTACAGTTGGAACACTGAACCAAGACACAACTGGAACCGCTGCTATAGCAACGACAGTAACTATAACAGACAATGAAAGCACAAATGAAAACAATGCTATTATTTTTACAGCAGGTGGTGATCTTGATGGTGGCAACTTAGGTTTAGAGTCTGATGGTGATTTAATTTATAATCCTTCTACTGGATTACTATCAAGTACTGGTGTTACGGCATCTGGTACAATAACTTTTGGAACACTTTCTGATGGAACAATAGGAGTTACTGCTTGGGTTGATGAAGATAATATGTCTTCAGATAGTGCGACTCTTGTGCCTACACAGCAATCTGTAAAAGCTTATGTAGACAGTCAAACATCTGGTTCAGGTACAATGAGTAACTTTATTCTTGAAGATGATGATGGTACTGAAGTAACTGTTTCTAA